CTAATTATAATAACGCTCTTCAGGAGAAACAGCAGGTAAAAATAGAAGTGACACAATCTAATAATGATACAGGAGAGGATAAGAAAGACGCTGAATAATAACATCTTCTTAACGCAGAGGATAGAATGTTCAGAATATACGCAGTAAATACAAGAAATGAGCTAAACGAATCCTTTGCAATATACTAAATGATGATAAATATGCCTCAAAATAAGATAGTGATAAAAGTTGACGAAACTTTTCAACCTAAACAGACCCCACCGCCTTTGGAAACGTGCCGGGGCGTGTGCGAGCAGGAAACCCGCACAAATTACATAACAAAATTTTGAAAAGGTTATGCTAAGGTTGTAAAATGAACGAGATATTGGAAGAAAGTGGAGTATTATGTGGATGGTTTTACTATAAGATTATAAAAACGCCTTTTGGGGATTGTTATATAGAGGAAGTAAAAGATTTTACCGAACTTAATGGATAAAACACACAAATTATATAACCTGATAAATGATTATATCGAAGCCGAGCAAATTGATAACGGTACGGTTTTGTGGGTTTGTCAGTTAATTACGCATGAAATCATGGCAGATGTAATAAATTTTAATAACAACCAACCAGAGGAAGGAACATGAATTTAGAAGTTTTGGGCGAGAAAATCCTTGTAACACCGATTTTCAAGAAGATTACAGAGACCGGAATAGTAATACCTCATGCGGAGAATGAAATTTCAATCATAGGAGAGGTAGCTGCGGTGGGGAATTACATACCTGAGGACACAGGATGCAGGGATTTGAAGGTAGGGGATAAGGTAACATACAGTCCTTATGCGGTACAGCCTATAAGATATGAGAATGTTGAATACTATTTATTAAGACCCAATGACATAATTGGGAGAATACAATGAATTTAGCGGGAAAATTCAGAAATGCGTTATCAGAGATCAAGCAAATAGAGGGGCAATATTTAGACAAAGTAAAAAAAGGGAGTAAAGACCCTCACGATATGTTAGAATTGAGTTATTTTTCGGGATTAAGGAATGGATTTAACTTTGTTTGGTATCAGATAGACCACCCAAAAGAAGTAAGTGAGCAGAAATTTGATGAAATGTTAAAGCAGATTTTAAGATTAGAGAAGGCAAATTGATAATCATAGAATCAAAAGACAAAAAAGCGACATTTGATAACGTACCTTTGAAGATAACGGTACAAGAGGACGGTGAGATTTTGGTATATTATTTTAAGAAAGCGACCAAAAAGAAGGGATTTTATTTAAACAATCAACCGAGTGTTCGTTAGGATGTTAGTTTTCAGGTTCTAATCAAAAATCTGATGGTGGAGAAGGCGTTCCATAAACGCCCCCTTGTTCGATTAGCAAGCATTAAGCGAGCCGATACTTTTATAGAGCAGACTCTATTAGGTATCGGCTTTTTTAATTTAAAGAGGATATTTGGCTACAAGAGAACAGATATTACAAGATTGTGCAGAGGATTTATTAACGTTTGGGAAGGTTATTTCCCCCCAGACGTTTTATAAAAAATCACCTCCGTTTCACTATGAATTAGCTGATTATCTAATGAACAGGGATATTAAGCAATTATGTATTGAAGCACCGAGGGGTTTTGCCAAAAGTTCTCTTTCCACCATGTTTATACTCCACCACATTACCTTTGATAAGGGCGATAAATTTGTAGTAGTACAATCCAAGACAGCGGGTGAGGCGATAAACAGATTGACTAAGATAAAAGAAGTTTTATCAAGCCCTGTTTATTGGCAACTAACCGGGAACGAGATACACGAAAAAACCGCTATTATGTGGCGGGAGAATAAGATTAAGTTATACATAAATGGCTTTATGGTTACTATCAAAGCCATTGGAACGGGTATGCAGGTAAGAGGAGCTTTGGAATCCGATACCCGTATTACATTATACTTACTTGATGATCCTGAAGATGAATTAAACTGTAAGACGGAAGATTCCATGAACGCGAACTTCCGTGTGTTTTTAGGTGGACTGCCGGGGCTTGATTCAAGAAATGGACGAGCAATAGTAATCGGAACGCCTGTTCACGAATTATGTATTGTTGAACGCTTAAAGACAATGAAGAATTGGACTTTTAAGTGGTATGAGGCGTGTGATAATAACTTTGAAAATCTTTTATGGGCTGATTACAGAAGTTCAGAATGGTTAAAAGACCAATACGAATCATTATCGAGTGCGGGGCAGAGAAGGATATTTTACGCTGAGTACAGATGTACATTAATCCCCGGCGAAGATCAGATATTCAAACCTGCTGACTTCAGATATTGGGATGGGGAACTTGAAATAATAGGGGGGGAGACATTTCTTAAAATAACTTCATTGCATAAAGTAAAATTACCGGAACCGATATTAAAACCAGTAAATGTATTTCAGGGATATGATCCTGCTTCTTCTACAAAACAAAGCGCAGATTACTCTGTAAGGTTTTCCATTGCCTTTGATACAGATAGAAACATTTACTGTTTACCCTACTTTAGAAAAAGAGTTCAGCCGATGGACTTTGGGGAAGAAATGATTTCCAGTATAAAAACCGAGAAACCCAAAAGAGGACACATTGAATCAGTCGCATATCAAGAAATGTTGAGGCAGTACGTAAAACAAAGATTAGAAGAGGAAGGAATTTACTTAGCAGGATTAGAAACGAAATTCAATCCAAGAACCGAAAAAAGCGCAAGGTTAGAGACGCTTCAGCCTTTTTTTGCGAGCCATAAGGTTTTCTTAAAAGAAGGTATGAGTGAGTTTGAAGATGAATTGACCATGTACCCGCGCAGTAAACATGACGACTTGATAGACGGATTTTTTTACGCTACGAGAAAACTATACCCACCTTACCACGAAGTACCAAAAGAAAAGCAATATACAGATGATGAGTTAATGCAGTTTTACAGAAATGCAAAGAAGAAGAACGAGTTTGCAGAAAGTTGGAAAACAGCCTGATGGAAGAAAAAGTAAGACAAACTGTTTACTTGTTTGAGCAATATTCAAGCGGAGACAGAAAAACATGGGAAGAAGAAGTTGCCGAGGACAGGGAGTTTGTAAATAACGCTCAGTGGGATGAAACTGAAAAAAGATATTTACAAAGCAAGAATCAGCCTGCACTTCCTATAAATGAAATGAAGCCCGCAAGAGATCAGGTTGTAGGGCAGATTACAAAAAATAATCCAAGATGGTTAGCGGTAGCAGTTGAGAACAGTGATGTAAAATTAGCAGGTGATGTTTCTGATTTAATGGCTTGGATTTGGGATTCTTCAAATGGAAATATGCACTTCAGGGCGGCGGTAGAGGATTTTATTGATACGGGTTTATTTGCAGAGATGGTTTATGTTGATCCCAATGGGGATATGGGAAAGGGTGAGATCAGGATTTGCAGATTAGACCCACAGAAGGTTTACATAGACCCAAGATGCACTTATAGAAACGCTCAGGATTCAGATAATATCTTTTTAATGGATGTTATGAGTGAGCATAATATCAAGATACATTATCCGGATTTTGATTTTACAGATGCAGTAGAACATAAAGCTGCCAAGAAAACAGGCGTAAGGGCAAAACAGCAGAACCAGGTATTTGAAGGAAAGTTTTTAGGAAGCCAGAAATATTACAGAATACTTGACAGATACGAGAAAATAAAAGTTGACCATTTAAGAATATACGATCCGAACACAATTTTTGAGAAAGTAGTTGATGAAAGAGGCTATCAGGAATTTGCTTCACAACCTGCGGTTATATTAAGCAAACTTGGTGAAGAAAAGCCGATATATGAAGAAGAAGAAGTTAAGAAAGCGATAAGGTTAAAAAATATTTACGGTTCAATATTCCATTACATGAGTGATGGGACTATTAGAAGCGGAGTAGAAGCGGGAACAGAGGTGAGTCAGGACGGGACTATAATATTTCCTGTTCCAAACTCAACTTTAAGAGTAACACAATACACGGTTTTTGATTTAATCAATCAGGGATTTTTAAAAGTAGAGCCAGTTAAAGTTAACAGAATAAAGAGAACTTTAATTATAGGCGAGAAACTTTACTACGAGCAGATACTTCCAATTTCCAAATATCCATTTGCAATTACAATGCTTCATCACACAGGAAGCCCTTATTGTTATGGAGATGCAAGATTAGCAAAACCAATTCAGGAGCAGATTAATAAAATCAACTCTTTAATCATTGCTTATAACACAAATATAGCCAATGTAAAAGTTTTTCTTCCAAAGGGAAGCGGAATAAAAAAAGAAGAGGTTAAAAAGGAATTTGGAAAATCGGGAACGGCTGTATTTGAATATGAAGCCGAAGGGGGAGTTCCCTTATTTGTACAGCTTCAGCAAATGAGCAATGCTTTTTACGAACAGTTAGACAGGGCAAAGATACATATTCAGAGATTATACGGGGCTTATGAATTTCAGGATGGATTGATTAGCGCACCACCGCAGACAAGAGGCGGTACGTTAGCGATTTACGAAGCTGGGTTAAACAGAACAAACTCAAAGTTACAGCTTATAGAAAGTGCTTTAAACGATTTAGGTTCAGTAGTAGCAGAGTTAGTTCCTCATGTATATGACAGGAGAAAAGTAATACGAATAGTCACTCCGAATAACAAGGTTAAGGAATTATTCTTTAACGAGCGGATTGAGGAGAATGGGGAATCAAAGATAGTAAACGATCTCACCGCCAATAAATATGACTTTAGAATGGTTTCAGGTTCAACCTTACCCACAAACAGACAGGCAAGGTTTGAAGCCTATATGCAGTTGTTTGAATTAGGAGCTATAAGAAATCCTGAACCAATATTAAGATTAACCGATCTCCCGGATATAGAAGAAGTAATAGAATCAGAAAACGCATTAAAGCAGGCGCAACAGATTATACAAGAATTAACAGATGCAGTAGATCAATTACGGGGAGATAAGCAGACCAGTGACAGGGAATTAGAGAACGCAGACAGGCAGGTATCGAAAGCAAAATTTGATGCAAAGTTAGCCGGAATAGCTGCGAAACTTGAACAATCACAACTCTTAGCGCAGTATAGACTAAGGGATATGGAAAATCAAAAGAAGAAAGAAATTACTAAACAACAATCCAATAACAATAAACCATCAAAGGGTTCAAAGAAATCGTAAGGTGGTGAAAGGGATAATATGCCAGAAGTAATAGAGAACCAAGCAGGAACATCGCAGGGTGAGTTTCAGCCGGAATCAGAACAGGTTTCGACTCAATCTACATCGCAGGGTGCGCCAAGAAAGAAAGACATACCGGGAACACCGGAAAACGAACAGTCACGGTATGACAAGTTAGTAAAGCAAGTTGAGCAAAGAGAACACGCTTGGACTCAAAAGGAAGCCGAATATAAACAACGGCTTGAAGAATACAACAGTCAACTTGCACAATTAAGGCAGGAATTTGAAACAATCAAAAACCCGCCAAAACCACCTGAAGTTCTTGTGGAACCTAATGAACCTGATTACAGGGTATTTGGTTATCAAAGCGAAGAAGAAGCGTTGAATGATATTAATTATTCGGCTGCTGTTTTAAAATATAACAAAGACCTTGCAAAGTACAATCAAAAACTCTTTATGCAGCAGCAGGAGGAGTTTAAGAGACTTAATGAGGATTATAAAAGGGAACAAGAGCTGAAGGAACGGCAGGCTCAAAATCAAAGAGCAAGAGCTGAAATGTTGAGTTCATTACAAGAAGAAGGTTTAACAGTAGAAGAAGCTAATACTACACTGGATGAACTTCTATTAGTTATGAGCCAACCCTTTGAGCAATCTAAAAAAATCATAGCTGATTTTGGAAGGTTTAGAAAAGGACAGCCTTTGCAGCCGAAAGTTCCTGCTGAAAAAACAAAATTCCATTATCCGCCGTTAGGTGGAGGTGCAGAAATAGAAAATACAAATCCGAAAGATTTTTCAAGATCAACGGATTACAGCAAACTTTATAAAACCAAGAAATAATCGGAGATAAACGATGGCAGTTGCAGGAAAAATCTTATTCGAAGGTGGAGCGAGCAACATCTTGTTCACTGATCGAAGAGAGTTTTACCCGGAGAGAAACGAGGTATATGAATATTGGACAGACATAACCCCGTGGCTCACATGGTTAAATCAGTTAGATGTTAAATCTGTTCCCGATCCTTTATTCAAAATGTTTGAGGACAGACCAACATTCCAGAACCAATATTTTTACAATAACGGTTCAACAGTAACAATAGCCGCAGACGGTTCAGAATCAGATGCGGTAACAGTAGATAATATTACAGGTCTTACACGTGCAGGAACAGCGGATGCTTCGCTTGTAAATCTTATAGTTGAAGTATGGGATTCAACCGGAACAACTAAAAGAGGACAGGCGGTAATTTCCAGTGTTGCATCTACTACTTCTCTAAAATTAAAGACATTAAAAGCTACAGCGATAGAGACCGTTGATAATGACATTTTCAGAGTAATAGGTACAGTAAGAGGTGAAAGAAGTGTTGCGGGAGAATCTTACTACAACGAACTAAGTGTAGTTTGGAACTCTACACACTATTTCTCTTTACCGATAGAGATTACCGGAAAACTGTATAAAGAAACCAAACTGAAAGGTGCTTCAGACGAACTTGGAAGATTGAGAGAGAAAAAGACTAAGGAAATGAAATATCAAATCCAGAACGCTTTTCTAAAATCATCTTCTACCGTAGGAACAAACCTTACAGGTATAGATACGTTTACCGAAGCAAATCTCAGAACCCTTACAGACTCAGAATCCAATTCATCCGTAGTAAGAACTACTTACGGATTTATTTCTATTCTTGAAGATTATGGAACAGAGTGGCTTGGAACAGGTGCTATTAATTCAAACACAAACGACTTCAAAGTTCCGATAGCTTCCCTTGACTTTGATATGTTCACCGACATGACCAAAGTTATTTTTGACAAGAGAGAAACCAACCTTATTCCGGCATTCTGCGGATCAGGGTTCATTGCAGAGATAGCAAAGAAATGTGTTGATGATAAGAAGTTCGGATTTAAGGGTAAAGTTCAGCTGGGAGATCAAGAAGTTAATTCATTAGGATTTAATGTAAGAAACCTATTCACTCCATTTGGAACCATTCAGCTTACCCCTATGAAAGCGTTGGATAACGAATACAATTATTACTGTTTGTTACCAAACGATCAAGCTGTGGGAATAAGGGAATATGAATCTTTTGAATACAAAACCAACATCAAAACTGATAACGATTACAATGGTGTTAAGGATGTATTCAATTATGATGCAGGTTTCTACATGACCCTGCTTCCAACTCATCACATGATAAGATTAACAGTATAAGGAAGGAGGAAAATCATGGCTTTAACACAAGGTGCATGGACACAACAGGTAGTAGGTACAGGTAAATATCAGGTGTGGAAATGTAATGTTGCGTTTACCACGGCTGAAAACGATGCTTATACTTTAAAAACACCTGACACATTAGATACCACAAAAGCATGGGCATTGGCGGTAGTTCCTGCTGCAACAGCAGACGGACAGGCATTGCCAGTTGATATGTGGTGCGGATATAAAAGTGATTTTGCACTTAGCGGTGACAGTACAACAGTAGCTGCAACAAGCGGTTTTGAGTTTAAGACCATTATAGATGATGCTTCTGCTGCAACAGCAAGGCTCGTTTTAATGGATCCAAACGCAACTCAGGCTGATGTAGTAGCGGTTGCTACTGGCGGGCTAAGAGTAAAACCACCGATCTTTCCGTATTACGCATTTAATTTGGACGGCGGTTCTACTTTAAATGCAACTAATGTGGACTTTTACATTATTCAGCACGCATAAAAAAGGGGCGGGGAAACCCGCCTTTATTTAAAGGAAAAGAGATGAAGATTATAGTTTTTTTGATTTTGCTTTATAGTGTTGGTTTTGCACAAATAACAGTAGTGGGAGATACTACTGATTTAAAAAATACTCATGGTTCAGGAGTTGTTTTACTGGAACAGTTTGGAGGGGGTAATTTGAATGGCGGTGGATTCTTTAGAAGAATAGATTCTACTTATGCAGAAGGGGTACACGCATTTGACCATCCATCAAGCGGAAAGCAGTGGGCGAGAATAAATTTAACAGATCAATTTCTTCCAAGAGACGTTTCAGCAGAGGCAAACAATAACGAAATACTTTGGTGGCAGACGGATAAATTTAATTTTGTAGATATAGCGGGGATAGATTCATTTTATACTACTTCAGCAGTAGATACTATTCCAATTTCAGGAGTAGAGGCAGGGGATATTTTCGTTTTTGCCGAATATACACCTGATTATGATCCCGATATAGATACCGTAACATATAGTTATCAATCAAAAGAAGATACTGTATTTGTATCGAGAAGCGGTGGAAGTGCATATAAAAGTAACGGCAAGTATTCATATATGAGATTAAAATGAGTTTGGCAACCAAGATAGACGATATAGCGGGGGCTTTAGGTTCTGCTGATACATCCGCACAGACAGATTGGTTAAAGGCAGGTGCAAGGATAATTACTGATATAATGCCTGTGGAAAAGGTGGAGTTATATGCTTCGGAGGTAACTGATACGGGTTCGGGTATTGACATAACGGGGAGAAGGATGTTGTATGACAGAACCCATAAATCAGGCAGACCAGCCCCTTTGTTTTCGGCAGCTATGAAAGCGCAATTTGCTGATACAGGTTCAATATACTATGCTACGGAAAAATCGCCTATATCTTATGTTGAGTTAACGAAGTTATATATAAAGCCAAGCGGGGGAACGGGAGTAGGAATGACTTACCCAAACCCTTCTTATAGTGATAATTCAATTACAGGATTTCCGCCTGAGTATGAATATGGAGTTATTTTATATGCAGCTATTCAACAAAAGATAAGACAAATAGCCGATAAGTTAGTTTCGCTTGAAGGAATAACTTTAGATACGGTTACTGCGCCAAGTGCGCCAAGTGCGCCTGCTATTACTTATTCTGATGCTTCAGCTGCTTTAGTAGATGCTGTTACTTTGGGAGCTTTGGGAACTGCACCGACTTATACCAAACCAACAGTTAGTTTAACGGCTGCGCCTACAATTACAGATTTAGATTTATCGGGGATAAGTGCTCCTTCAGTTCCTGATGCGCCAAGTATTACTTATTCAGATGCTGCGGCTGTTGCAACAGCGGTTACGACTGTAAGTGCTTTGGGTACTGCGCCTGCTTACACGAAGCCAACTATTAGTTTAACAAGCGCACCAACAATCAATGATTTAACAATTAAAGCAGTTCCGCCTGCACAATTAACTGCGCCTTCATTTACTTATACAGATGTAGATGATGTTGCGATAGATAGTACTTCGATTGGAACTGTACCAAATGCACCTGTATATACTCCCCCTACATTTGGCGGAGCTTATACAAATACAGACACTGCTTTATCCAATACTGATATTGAATTAGCTAATGCACATTTAAATAAAGTACAAGCTCAATTAAATGAATATCAGACAAAGATAGGGGATAGTGTAAATACATTTAACTCTAACAGAGACAAGTTTAATGCAGATGTACAGAAATTGCTTGAACAGGCAAGGTTAACTCAGGAAAAGTTATTTGAAGAAGCGAGATTAACTACTGACGTACAGAAGCAAAACAAGATACAGGCTTTACAGAAACAAATTCAGGAATACCAAGCTAAACTTGCGAAGTATGCAAGTGAAGTAAACGTATATTCTATTTTAGTTACATCTGAAGTAAATGAATACAGAGCTAATCTTGAAAAAGAAATTGAATTATGGACAACTAAAAGAGCCAATGAGTTACAACAGTATTCGTTAGATATTCAAAACGAGTTAAATAAATTTAATAAAGAAGTAGTAGAATATCAGACCGACTTTAACCATAAAGTTGAACAGGCAAGAATAACGCTTCAAGAGGCTTTAGAGGATGCAAGGGAAGCCAATAATATAGCCCTTCAAAATGAGATTCAGACATTACAGGCTTTAATTTCAGATTACGAATTAGAATTAAGAAGGTATTTAGGTCAAGTTGATGCTTATGCACAGCAGATCAATTCATCTGTACAGCAGTTTAGAGCAAACTTAGACAAAGAATTAGGTATATGGAATACAAAAAGAACGAGTGAGTTACAGCAGTATAGTTTGGATATTCAGAACGAATTAAATGAGTTCAATAAAGAACTGGTTGTTTATCAGACTGAATTTAATCATAAGGTTGAGCAATCAAGATTAGACATACAGAAGGCTTTAGAAGATGCGAGAGCAACGAATGACATAGCCTTACAAAATAAAATTCAAGGTTTACAGGCGTTAATAGCTGACTATCAGGGTGACTTGGGAAAATATAATGCAGAGTTAAATGAATACGGAATTGCAGTAGGGCAGGCAGTATCGAAATTTCAGGCACAAATAGGGCAGATTACACAGGGGCATAATATGTTAATACAAAGTTTAGAAGCTATTAAGAAAGAGTACAACGATTTTATAGCGAGTATATAATGGCGTTATTTAAAATAAATTATTCAGCGCAAGCAGTTCCTATTGAAGAAACTGCATTAACAGACACAAACCAGACTATCAGGGCAATACATTCAAGTATTGATAAGACTGTTGGCGGACAAATCGAGAAGAGCTTTGGAGAAGCTTCGACTAATGTGGTAAGAAGCCTTTATACGACCACAACTACTGGTGCTGATTCAGAAGACTATTCCAGTTCTGCACCACAAGGTTTTGGCACGGTGGTTATAACTATTTTAAGTGCAGCAAGTAGTTCCACTCCCGATGTACAGGTTTCGCTTGATAGTGGATCAAGTTACCCAATTAAATTGGAAGGCGTGGGTGATTTTGTTGTATTACAGTTATTTGGTATAGGCGGACAGGAGATGCTTATTAAAAGTTCAGGCTCTACAACAGTAGCGAATACTGAAATTCTCATAGGTGGATCATGACAACGAGGCAAATGTTAGAAACTATTAAGAGAATATTCCCAAGTTTAACCGATACGGAGTTACTTCTTCATTTAAATAGGAAATTAAAAGAGTTCTGCAATAAGACCAAGATTTTAAAAGATATTGAGTACGAGGCTTTAAGTTCTGATACGGTGGAATATGAAATTGATGAAGAAGTGGATTCAATTACAAATGTAAGATTTTATACATCAGAAGGGGTTGAGTTATACGGAGAAGATACTTTAAGATACAGAATAAGAGACGGGAAGATTACTTTTTTTGATTATTACAGCGAGCCTATAACCACAATACCCGATCAGATAAATGAAATAGTTTACGATGTTATAAAAGTACCCGAAGAATTAAAGAACGATACAGATGAGCCGGAGATTCCCGAACAATTTCACAGAGCGATTATAGACGGAGTTTTAGCTGAATTTCTTGCAGAGATACCTTCTATTCAAGTAAGACTTCCCGATGGCAGTGTAAGATTAGACAGGGATTTTAGGGGTGCTGAATTTTACGAAATGAAATATGAAAAGAAGGTAAGAGAAGCAAAGAGATATTCTACGGAAGATAAAGACCAAACAAGCTACGAAGTTACCTATCACCAGATATGAGAGAAACGCTTAACATAACAACGTTTGATAAAGGTATTATTGCTGCGCCCGATCAGGAAGATATAGCTCTTGGTGCGTGTGTAGCTTCTACCAATATAGACGGAGAAGTTGAAACCGGAAAATTAAGAGGGATAGACAAAGTGTCCTCTGTTTCGGCTTCTTATGGTTTGAATATAAGAAAAGGTGCTTTCCTGAGAGATGGAAGTACTTATGATTTTATCGGAGAGGATTCAAATAATAATTACATAGTAGCATTAACAGATTTTTATGGTACACTTGGAAGTTCAAATTTAGTTACAAGTAATGTTTCGGCTGCTACTTGTTTTACTGCTCACAATAGAGCGGTTCATGTTGGTACAGGAAATGGAAGTGCAAATGTTCCTAAATGGATAGGGCATATTGATTACGGACAGTTTGGTAATTCAGCCCCTTCAGGTATAGTAGTAGCTAATGCTGAGTGCGCTTCTGTTTATGGTACTTCTGCCGGACAATTCAATATTACAGTTGGAACGGGAGTATTAGAGGTAGGCGGTGCGAGAAATTACTTTCCCGGAAAAACATACTATTGGGCTTTAAGTTTTATTTATGACGGTTATCAGGAAAGTCCTTTACAGGCAGCACCAGGAGTTACGCCTCCTTCTGACAAAACCTATTATCCAATTACAATAACTGCGTATGGCGGTAATAGTTCACCAAGTTCTTTTAACAGCAGAATATCGGGCATTAATTTATATAGAGCAGAAACAGACGTAGATACTTCGTTAAAGAGTTCTTACAGGCTTGTAAAGACAATAGGCATAAATGATATGTTAACTACTGTTTTAGGAAATAAAGTATTAACCTATAATGACTATGCAGACTTTAGCGCAATAGGTGCAGGAATTTCTTATGAAGCAAATTCAGGTATGCCTGAAACACTTACAACCTCAATAGTTAATTATGCTTTATCAACAGCTATTGAAGGCTACCACTTTGTAGCTAAATGTTATCACGCTTCAATACCCGATGCAGCTAATTACATATTCAGATCGAAAGAATTAAGATTTGATATGTTCGACTGGACTAATGATTTGGTAAGGCTTCCAGAAATACCAACAGCAATAATAGGATATGAAGGAAGATTATATGCTTTTAGTGAAAATAAGGTTTACAGAATTGATCCGGTAAATTTAATTATAGAAGATATATTTGAAGGTGCGGGAGCGAGATCAGATAGAAGCGTTTGTGTTACTCCTTATGGTTTGTTCTTTGCCAATTCAAATGATGCTTACAGGTTATTTAATAATGAGATAAGTATTATAAGCGAAGTAATAAGAGTATCAAGTTCAGGAAATGCAAGCTGGCAGACGATGGCTTTTGGCACTCAATATCCAATAGCTATTTATGATGCAAAGAAAAGTTATGTCTTATTTTTAACAAGTTCATCTTCCAAATTAAGAGCGTGGGCTTTTCATATAATCAAGAACAGATGGGATTACTGGACGTTTGATGATGAAGTTGCTACTACACAGACAAGCGGTGCTTTTGCGGGTAAAGATGGAGAGATATATTTCTCTAACGGGTCTGCATTATTAAAGTTGTACGGAACTACAAATGCACAATATGGATGGAGCTGGACTTCCGGTGAAATAGGATTTGGGAATAACTCTCAAAAGAAACAGTTAAATAAGATTATAACCAATGGAACGGGTACGCCTACGATTAAATACGGAACTGATGGCGGAACAGTAACAACAAATACCGCTACTTCTGATTCATACATTAATTCCTATATAAAGACTTTACAATTACAGGTAAGCGGGGCTACCACAGTAGAGGTGGATAATATTGCTATTGTCTTTAGACGAATGGTAGGTGAGAGATGAAAAATATCCACGCTCCAAAAGACTGTCCGAGATATATAAGAGATTTAATTGCAGAGGTCAAAAGAATAGGTAATGCTGTTAATCCGGGTACGACTAAAGTAACAACGAGAGATTCAGAAGGAAATACTACGGATATACGATTAGTTAAATTCGGGCATAACGATTACAGGTTAAAGTTTAAGACCGAAGAAGGGTGGATTGAAACACAAGGTTTAGCTTTTACGCCAGTTGGTACTCCTTCGGGCAGCGCAGCTATAGCAGCAAGCGCAGTACAGGCCGTTAGTTTTTATAAAATAGAGAAGAAAATAACCTATGAGGATTTTGCAGGCAGTGTTGAGTTATTAACTATACCGGGTGGACATACGCTTGCGGACGTAATTGTTTTGGTAGATGATAAAGAAGATATGTTTGATGCAGGGCAGATTGAATTGTCATACAATGGAGTGGTGATAGCTAATTCTTCAGAGATAGATTTATTAATTCCCGGTTCTGCAAAAATACCCGTTTATAAAAGTTATGATGCTTCGGTTGTTTTAGAAGCAGAATTAACAGGTACACCTTCACAGGGAGAGGCAAGAATTATAGCAATGGTGATGGTATGAAGCTGCTAATTATTTTAATGTTTACGGTTGCCTTATTTGCACAGGACAGGAAGAATTATAATAATAATGACGGTACATTAAAAGAATACTTCAGAATAGGTAATACATTAGCCCATTCAGATAGTGCTTTATTTCAGGCAGAGATTGATAGTATAGCTTTAAGTGCAAAGAAGCCTTTGGACTCAACTTACATTCCTATAATTGCAAGTAATTTTTATTCTGTACACGATGATACTGTTTTTATAAAAATGGTTGATAGCCTTGATACCTATTCCGTTTTAGACTCTCTGGGAATAAGGATTGATTCTACGGAAATAGTTTCAAGTAAATTATCAGACAGTATTACGGTGCATAGGGCTGAGTTGAATTTAACAGCAGATTCTTTGGCTATTAAATTAACCAAATCAGTTTTTGAGGATTTTGAAAAAGATGTTAATGATACTTTAACAGTTTACAGATCGGAATTAAATGCCAATGCTGCTCAAATACAATTAAGAGTAACTTCTGAAGAGTTTGATGATTCAATAGAAGTACATAGAGGTGAGCTTAATGTATTGGCGGATAGTATTGTAATATCAGTTACTTTACTCTTAGACAGTTTGGAGACGCATAGAAGCGAGATAAACGTAAACACAAGTGCTATTGCTTTAAGAGTAACAAGGACTGAGTTTGTTGATTCTATTGCAATCCACAATGAGAAATTAGACAAAGTAAACGATTCGATAGTAGTACACAGAGGAGAATTGGATGTAAGTGCAGACAGCATTTTTTTATACTCTGCAAGGTTTCAAAACGGCGATAGTTTAGTTTCTATAATTAACCTAAAACCCGGAAGTATAAGAATAGCAGGGAAGAAAATTAAATTAGATGGAGACGTTTCTATTGACGGTTCTTTTCAATTAAACGGAAGTGCTTTAATAGACGGCACTGTAACTGCCGATGCTATTGATGCTAACGTATCTATTTCCGCACCAAACATAACAGGTGGAACATTTACAGGGGGAGAGTTTCAGACAGGATTTGCAACGGTTGTAACAAATGCCAAAACAATTCCGGTAGCTCCTGATAGTTTAGAGGAGCTGGATGTAATGGATGCTTCTGAACTCCCTGACTCGGGTACGGTTTATATTGAAACTGCTACCGGATTGCAAGCCGTTACTTATACTTCCAAAGCAGGCAATGTGCTGTTTGGTGTAAAAACAACAGGAACGGCTATTGATGCAGCTTCAGGAGATTTGATTTCCTATTATTCTCTTTATTCGTCTTTAAGCGCAGGAGAATTAAAAGTACTTGGCGGGACAATTAAGAGTGCTGAAATGATAGGTTCAACTTTTAAGACGGCAACAAGCGGGAGACGAGTAGAAATAACTAAAGATTTTAACGGTATTACGTTCTACGATACAACGGGGGGAAGTGTAGATATATGGAGTGAAGCCAGTGGTATTATTAGCATATCGGGGAATGTAGGTATAACGGGGGATATTCAACCCGCAAACTATATTTCTTACGATGGAACGGCAGGAGCTACAGCCACTGTTAACGGGCTTGTATTTAAGAATGGTTTATACACATCCGGTTCTTTTTCAGCTTCGGGAGTTTCGGACGGTGATAAAGGTGATATAACGGTTTCCGGTTCAGGTGCAGTATGGAATATTGACGCAGGTGTTATTGGGACAACTGAAATTGCGAATGATGCTGTAACAT